GTATGCCTCTGCTTTAATTTCCTCAATTGTCCCTTGAGTTTCAGCAGCAATAATCATTTGTTTCTCTTTAATTCTAATGTTAGAGAGAGCCGCTTCTGTTTCAATTTCAATTTTAGATTTCATCTGCATTAATTCCATCTCCCCTTTTTGTTTCATCAACTCTAACTCTTGCAGAGATTGAGCTTGAGCCTGTTGGTTCTGAGCCGCCATTTGGTCGTTATACTGACGCTTCTTACTGCTCTTGTATGTCAAGTACCAAGTTGCCTCTTTTAAACGCCCCTTCTCCAACATCTCAAGAATCATGGTGTAGTCAGAGAGTTCAATCTCAGGCATTCCGTTACGACCAACTTTTAACGCTGTCTCAGCTGCTTCAGCAATTTTAAACTTCTGAGTAGCTGAAATTTTATTGCTAAGAGATATTCCTAACTCGTCTAGCGTGAAATCAGCGGCAGGAAGTAAATATTCAATGGAGGTCTTACCAAATACTTCTGCGTAGTAGTCCTTCACCTCTGTATCAAAACGCATAGTTGTCATGGCACGAAGGGCAATGTTTTGACCCATCTTAACCTTTAAACGCTCTAAAGCTTGCTGTAGTGGCCACAACGCATTGTTAGTAGCCTCAACTTCCATTTCAGCAATACCAACTAACTTATCTCCCTTTGCAGGAGACCCAGCCATCGTTGGAGTAATGCCTGTAATCTGTAATAATTTTTCTACGTCATGTTGGTAAGCTAAAATCCATTCGGATAATTGTTTACCTATACCACCCTCTAATTCGTCAAAAGTTTTATTTGTATTTACTTTACCCCCTAATAGAGAGGATCTGTAAAAGAAATTACCCGTATGAGAATATACTTGAACAAGGTCAAATGGGGTGTACATCGAACCTGCGATGCTATTAATGTTTAACGCTCCAATGTCAATCGCAATACCCTTTGGAGCAGCCGCTAACTTTGCCGCTTGTAATTTTAAGTGGTTGATTTGAAGAGAGTCGTAAATAGGTATGGCCGTTTCTGTAATAGCCTTACCTGGCACTCTTTCAAAACGATAAGAGATTTGAGGCTTTTGTTTGCTCACTCTCTTCATATTCTTCTGCTTACCTCCAACTGTAATGTTTGCCCCTGGGATAAAGTATCCTTCGTAAATAACGTGAGCGTCTACAATAACAGTTTTTTTCTTGTCTGTATTTACATATTCCCCAAACTTGTCTGAGTAAAATGTGTGAATACCGTCACGATCTTTCTTCTTGTAGAACTGAGTGTCTTTTGAAATATATTCAAATTCAAGCACGTCTACAAAGAAATCATCGTAACGCATACGGTCCGTGATAGTATCTCTTTGACAGTACCAAGACCATCCGTACCTGTCGTTTGAGTAAGTTAAATCAAACGCCCACTTTGCAATTCTGTTAACTTGTCTTTCAGTATCTTCTTCAGTCCATCCGTTTTGGATGAGTAAGTCTCTAATTTGAGGAATGCTATATTTTTCAAAGTGACCAGCAAAAGGAGTGTTATCCCCTTGAGATTCATCTGTCCATGCACAAATAAATTTAACTACATCAATGTACTTAACCTTTGCCATTCCTGTATGAGGGTCAGTATAATCCTTACATACCATAAAATTGAAGTTAATCGCATCGTCTTTTAACTGACGTTCAATCTTTCCCCAGTCACTATTTGTAAAACCTAACTCAATTAACTTCTCTAAAGTAATTTCTAAGTTTTGTTTAAATCCACCAAGGCTTTCAAACACATCTAACTCGCCTGAGTTCTGAGGAAGGAATTCACCCTCACCAACTTGCGGCATTCCTATCTCTTTCATTAGAGGTTCCATCTTTGACTTGACGTAAAGGGTTGCCTTGTCTAACGCTTTCTTATTTTTAATTTCAGGGTTAATACAATCAACCTGAACTCTTTGATTATCCGTGCCTATTACAGAATGAATAACTCTCTTCAGTTCAGGGGCTATTGAGAAAATCTCAAAATTCATGTTTGCATACCCCTTTCTGCGAATACGCTGCGCTTGTGCGTTAGGACTTGATAAATTTGTTTTTTCTTCCCCTCTCTGAATCCACATATCAATATACTTCTGTTGGTTTTGTCTTCCTTCAGAGTAGTTTCTTATCTCAAATAAACGAGCGATATCTTGTCTGCCAAAATAGGTTTTGTTATTTTCGTAACGATAAAAAATGGCACGACCGATTTGAGAAAGCCAGTTGTTGTCTTTCTTTTTAGGATCAATATCATCCTTCGGCCACAAGATTGTATATTCGCTCATACTTTAATAATAATCAAATGTATCAAAAAGTTTTGAATCTATATTCATAGATTGCTCATTTAATTCTACAAATTTAGGGTAAACTGACTTACTTCCCAAAAGTGCGTAACCTCCAGCAGCAAATAAATCGTATTTTGTCATTTCTTGCTTACCATCAATATTGGCACACTCTTCCAAAATCTCAATATGATTCTCTCCTTCAACTCCATTTTTAAGGTAATGTTCCCAACTATCAAAGATGTCCTGCTTTGCAGAATTACTTGAGCCGTCAGTTGTAATTCTACCAGGTAATGGTTTTTTGAACCCATTCTCGTCCATGTCGTATAACAGATAGCCTCTCAATCCCCACTCTAAAAATTTTTCGTAAAGGAAGGTGATATTCATCTCGGGGTATAACATCGCTCCAAAGAACATACAAGCCTTTGCCATATCATCGCAATACTCCTCCCTTCCCACATCTCTTTGTTTATAAGTCAGGACAAACTTATCTGACGCCCACATACCTCTTGGCTTAATCATAAGACCTGTATCCCCATCAAGATGGTCATCTTTCTTGTAATACATTGCGCCTGCATTGTAGGACTTTTTCTTACCGCTTACCTCATGAGATTCGTATTTGGCAGGGTCAGCTCCCATTACGAACTTGTTCATAACGGTCCAACCTGGCTTCCAGGACTCTAAGTCTGAGTCCCATTCTTTTATGTTTCTTGCCCCTGCTGGGGGAAGGTATGATATAATAAACTTTCCCTCGTCATCTTCAACTAATTTCACACGAGAACATCTTCCGTTCTCCCACTCAAAGTTGTACCTGCGAGTCTTGTGTTTTTCAAAGGTCAACTCTGTAATTCTTTTTCTTATCTTGAGGACAGGGAAAGATGAGTCTTTTGATGCCGACATGAAACACTCTTTTAGATTCATTGGGAAGTTTTGCATCTCCTCAATGAGTCCTGTTTGGTCTCCGTTCATTTCGAAAGCCCTTCTCTTATTCTCGAGATATGTCTTTGCCCCCATTGAAACAAATTTTCCATCAACATTTTTTGTTGGCTTATCTGGATCTTCAACGATAGAGTTTCCAAACTCGTCAATGAAACCATCCAAACCATCGTGTGCAGGAAAAAATAGAGTTAACAATCCTGTCATTGTTTGCCCGTTATCATTCCTTTCGTTAAAACGAGATCCGAGAATCAACCTCTTCATTTGATCACCACCACCCTTCTCCATCTCACCTAACGTTGAAGTTAGCAAGCCTATGCCGTGTATGTATGGTCCTTGAGCAAGACACTTCATAACAACCCTCCATCTATCAACAACGTTAATGTTAATACCTGCCTTGGGGTCTATCTTTCCAACCTCATCGTGGTGAATAAAGTGAAGTTTTTCCATGTCATATGCTCTCTCTCCAGATGGTCGGTGGTTTATCCAGCCCTCGTGTGGAGGAAGAGAAGTTGTTCCTACGCCACCTGCCGTTCTATTTGCAGGGGCAGTAAATTGTATGGCTTCCTTTGGGACAGAAGATCCTTCAGTCATTAACTTGAAGAAGAAGGGCATCCGTCTCAAACGCTTGGCAATGTGATCCACAAACACTTGAGTGGAGTGGTAGTCCGACATACTCTGTATACCTCCAAATCTTTGGATACCCATTGTTGCCGTAATGTACCAGTTCATAAAACCTGCACGAGAGGTTGCCCCCTCTCTTCGGTGTTTTGGGTAGATAACTCCGTATGTTGTTCTCTCGCCTGTATCTATTGTATACTCCCCTTTTTCTACATAACAGTCAGGATGTTTTTCTTTAAACTCATCCACACTCTTTTGCATATTGAAGTAGCGAACATAACTCTTTTTCTTTTCAAGATAAACGACCTTAAATTTATAGAAAGCTTCTTGGGTTGAGTACGCATACATAACGGTTAAAAACCACTTCCTATCCCTGTCTCTATATTCCGCTAAACCCTTTGTGTTCCTTCCGTTACCAATTGGCCAATAGTTCAAGTATGTGTACTGACAACCGGGCATATAAGTTGGAGTGCCGTTATTAAAAAAGAAATAACCCTTGTAGTGTCTCTTGATTTGTCTCTTAATCCAATTTATTTCTTTGGAGTAGTGAGAAACATCGTTAAATAACTCCTCATCAATATCTTCCAACTTTACCACATCCTTGGGCTTCATCTGTTTCTTTCTACGAATAACAGACTCTATCTCAACTAACTTTGACGGCATCTCTTGGTAAACAAACTTCTGCTTTTCGGGAGCGAGTCCGTAACCCTCAATTTTTTTTATTGCCTCTTCATAAGGCAACTTATAGTAATCTTCAACTGAAGGTATTTTAATTTTTGTTGGGTACAAGTCCTCGTCATCATTGTTTACAATAATGAACTCTTCCTGAGGTTTATATTTATGTTTTACTTCACGCATCTATCTCTGGGAATACATCTCCTTTTTGTTCAAACTCACGAATATACTCCTCGGGCCTAATGCCTAAAGAATCCAATAAAGTAAACTCAGTCAACTCTTCCTCTAGCTCTTTACTCTTTTCACCTTGCAAGAATTGAGTCTTTGAAGAAGTAATTTGACTCATGGTCATATTAATAATTTCTCTTCGAGTCTTTTCTGCTTGAACTATTTTAGCTTGAGCAACCTCATCTTCGGCCTCTAATTTAATCTCTAATTCTGTATAACGCAAGAGGGCCTCTTCCGCAGACTTCCAAACCATGTACTGCTCACCACCCATCAACATAAGAAAATAAATTGCCCTTCTGTTTACTCCTTTGATTTTCCAGTTGAGCATATCCTTTATCACATCGTCATATGGCGGCTCAAGGTTTAAACACTGTAAGGCCCACACTTTTCTTCTCTTCAAATCGGGAATACCCTGCCCAGGAGAACCTAAATCGTACATATAGATTAAATATCGCATAACAATATCTGGATCTAACTTTTTAGGTAAATCATTTGCTGCAAATATTATAGAGAACTTAGATAAGTCTGAAAACTCAAAAAGCACAGGTGTGCCTAATGGTATCTTATGTATTGGATATTTTAGTTTGTTAAACTCATTTTGTTCAAACTTCATACGCTAGAATTTCATTGTGTCGGATGAGGTGATATTCTTCTTTTAACTTCTTGTTTAATCCTGCCTCTAGAGGAATTCCAGCACTATCCTTTCCCAATATAATTTTACCTATA